ATTCCCCGACGCAGGCGCGTTCTGTAACCGCGCGACAAACATCAGTGTCATTTCTGCCGATTGCGGCGCTGCTGTCTGAAGTGCAACAGGGGAGGATAGAGAGCGGCCTAGTGTGACAACCTCGTCCGCTGCCACGGGAGCCATAGACAGAAACGGCACCGAAGGGGCGTTGCCTTCAGCCAGGTTCTCAAGCGCATTATCAAACCGGCTCGCATAAGACGGCTGAACTGCGGTTGGATAGACGCCCCCAAGGACTTCGCTCGCGCTCTGCGACAGGACCGTTGCGGTCTGAACGTAGCTCATGCGTCGATATCCTGTGCGATGAATGTGTTTACGGATGCCGCAATAATTGACGAAAGCGTGCGATCAGCGGCAGGAAGCGGATGAATACTGTCTGGATGCCAAAGCTCAGGATCATAGTTGCTGGCACCGTTGACCGAGAGCGGAAGCCCGTTCAGGAACGGTGTCAGAAGCGTGATGTTCGGATGCTGGCCAGCCGGGAAATACTGCCAGAACCAGTCCATATCCCCGACCTTGGCCTCGGAAATGACCCAGACGTGTTTAACGCCAGCCGCCAGAACGGCCGCTGCGATGGACTGAACATTCTGAAGCGTGGCGGCCTTGTCTTTGCCATGGCTGAAATCGTTGATCCCAAGCCAGATGGTCGCAAGGTCGTAGCCGCCTTTGCTGAGTTCCGTAATGAGACCCGGCTGCGTGTTGGGAATGAAGTCCGTCGTCTGTGACCCGGAAACAGCAAGGTTGAACACCTCAAGCGGCTGATCCAGATAGTCCCCGATCATGCCGGGCCAGTTCTGGCAGTCCGTATTGATGTAGCCCGCCGTCCGGCTGTCACCGATACAGAACAGGCGCGGCTTGACCTGCGGCGTGTAATTCCAGCGCAGCGTTGCCGATCGGTTGGCGCGCTCAATGTCGGCTGTGGTAGCGGCGCGTTTCGCCAGGACCACACCCGTCAGAACGCCATTGCAGGCATTCCCGAGGCCAGAAGATCCAAGCGTAAACCCTGTCATCGTGCCAAGCGCAGAAGCCGCGACCGTGACAGCGTTCGATGTCTCGCCAATCCACGTTGAAACTGACGTTCCACCGGCCGCGCTGATTCCCACCATGGACGGATTGCACGGCTGATACTGGCTGCCCTGAACATAGGACGTGCCATCATAGAGGCCCAGCTTCCCGTCTTCATTGATACCGCTGATCGTCGAGACGGACCCGACCGTCAGAAGCTGAATGCGTTCATCCGATGCCGCGTTCGTGCCAGCCCACCGACCAAACGCCAGGGCCGTGAACGTGCCGGACGCAAGAGACACCGCAGTGTTCTTCAGTGACCGTGCAGCCGAAGCACCAGACGTATCAAAGGAGATGGCCGGAAAGCCGTTGACTGTGACGACACCGATTTTCGGGGCTGATCCATAAGAACCCGTCAGGTTATGACCGGCCCCGGACTGGTCATACAGCGTCGTAACTTCTGCCGTCGTGCCATCATCCCGATCAATAAGGGCGCGGGACAGAATGCCAGCGTCATGCTTGCCGCCCGCGACAATCGCAACCGTGGTGACAACCGACGCGCCCGCGACAGTCGTCGTGACATCGAAGGCGGGTCCCGTGAAGCCAGCGACAACCGCATCCACACCCCAGGCTCCGACAAGGTCAGTCCCGAACACATCGCCCGGACAGGCCGGTGCGACGTCAGGCGTTAAGTCCCAGACCGCGCCACCTGCGCCATTGCGCAGACAGGTGTAGAGCTGCTTTTTAGCCTGCCAGATATCGTTCGGGGTGTAGCCGACAACACTGTCATCGAGATAGCCGGGCGCACGTTTGGCGACATCAAGCGCCAGAACGTTCCGGGTAACAGGAACAGCCCCGGGGAATGTCAGACTGGATTGATTGCTGATCACTGCACCCGTTTGGTCGAGCGTGACGGTTCCAGTCCCAGGAGCGGACGATTGCTTTTGAAGCACACCCGCAACAATTGTAGGTCCGGCCTGAATTGATTGTTGGTTATCCAGCGCCTGACGCTTGGTAAGCCAGGGGCCGCCCTCAAAAGTCTCTGGATTGATGCCTGTCATTTCTGCACGGCCTTTCCATCAGCGAGGGAAATCCATGCATTGGAAAGGCAGCGAGCGACGACGCCCGTTCCTGCGCCGGATGGCTCAATCGGCGTCCGGCCATCAGTGGCAAGCGCTAGAGCTCCGTCCGTACAGGTCGAAGGCAGAGAGGCAACGGGGAAGGCCTGCCCGACAGCAAGCGTGACAAGGGGGTTCGCCGAAACGCCAGCACGCTTTCCGTATGTAAACGGTTCGACCGGATTAGCGGACCATGTCTGCGCAAAAGCGGGCGCGGCGAGAAGAAGGGGAACGACAAGCAATAGACGGCGCATGAGGGGAAATCTTGAGCAGATTGTGACCCGTCACACGCGATGCGTGCCGTGCTCAAAGGATAGCTGAAGTGTGGGCGTCAGTACAAGGGGAAAGGTGTTGCCATTATTGGCCTGACCTATGTTAGAAGAAGAAATGATCTTCCTCTATCTCGTCGTGGCTGCGGCCTGGTGCTTCTTCTGGGTGAAGGGGAGGCTTTGGGCAGCGCTTCCGGTGCCTGTGTTTCTCGCGGTAGCCACATACGATGACGTCATTTTGCATCATGTAGAATACGGTGCTGACCACTGGATAAGCACTATTCTACTGGCCTTCGCATTTTTTGTACCTTACGCCATTCGGAAATACCGCGCCGAAAGGGCGGATCGGCTTCTGAATGGCGTTCGCTTCAATTACCGCGACTGACCCAACAGGTGATTGATAACTGCTTGATCCGTCTGCTCCATTTTGGTGAGGCGACGATTGGCAAGAGCGTGACCAAGTAGAGCATTACCCGCATGGAGCGCTGCTCCTGTCGCGCCGCCCGTCATTAAGCCACCTTCCTGCGCTCCGAGTAGGCCGCCGAGTGTGCTGACAGCCCCGCCAAAATGACCGCCTCGGATTTCCTTCTGGCGCTGCGTCATCCCTGCCTTGAAAGTCTTTGACCCCACGGAGCCGCCCGCGTCCCGCATGGTGCGCTCTGCAAGCATGTCGCGATAGAGCGTCCGAATGCGCGCTTCCTGTTCAGGCGTAACGGCGTCTGTTCCCTTGGTCGCAACCGAGACCTCGTTCTTGTCGATCTGTTTGATGAGGTTCTTGAGCGCCGTGTAATTCACACTCTCGCCCGTTGGGGCATTGGTCGAAGGCTGCATTAGGCCGCGCGACTGAAGAAAGCGCAGACTGTCGATGTTGCCTGAGCGCTGTGAGTATCCCGCCAGATAGTCATGAAAGCCCGGTGCGCCCTGGTCGATATGGTGCGCGAGGTCATCCATAAAGGGAGAGAGGCGCGCAGCCGCTGCACGCATATGGCCGTCTTCACCGGCCGCGGCTTTCTGAAGGCCATAACCGATAGCCTTACGGACGTTCCAAAGATCGGACGGATTGGCCCAACGAACAGGGTCTTTCGGCTCATTCCACAGAGTATGGGTTGGCGACGGATTTTCTTTGGCGAACGTCACATCCTCAAGCGCCTTCTTGGCTTTCATGATGGCCTGACGAACAGGCTCATTGCCTTTATTGGCAGAGATATGGCTATCCAGTATCGAATGAAGCGCCCCCACGGGAACAGCTTCTTCGTTCTCAAATGCTTTGGTCCGCTGCGCTTCTTCGAAGGCTGAACGCTCGGCTTCCAGATTGTGGATCTGCTCCGGCGTACCAATCGTTTCCCGCAGGTGCTGCGTGTAGGCGTGGTCATTGGCGCTATCGAGCGTTCTGAACGCATCCGGGTATAGATCGCGCAGATTGTTTTCCAGTCCCGCCATTTTAGCATCCTGAGTGCGTACCGCAGTCGTGTGGAAGACACCCGGAACCTGCGCCTGATAAAGCCGCGTTCCGTCCTCACTCGTGAAGGCCTTCATGATGGCATCTGCGGCTTTCTCCGGATCACTGAACGCGCCAACCTTAGAGATAGCCTTGATCTGGGCTTTCTCTTCCGCCTTCTGCGCCGACGTGCTGGTTGCCCGTCCGATTTCTGTAGGTGCTTCTTCTACTCCTCTGGCAGCCGCGCCTTGCGGGTCCAGATAGTCCCCGGCACGACGGAGCGCCGCAGACGCCCGATCCGTGACAGGCGAGAGGACTTTGCCCCCGAGCTTTCCTGCGGCACCGAGGCCAAGCGTCAGAGCTGTTGCGTCCTTCCAGTTTCCACCAGCAAGCCCGGTCTGTACGCCAGCGGCGAGGGCGTTGTTGGCGTACTTCATCGAGGAAGGGCCTTCGCCAGTCAGCGCATTTGCGACGACACGACCGGCCCGCGTTCCATCGAGTGCCGCAGCAGCGGGGCGAACGACACGACCACCAAGCGCAGTTGCCAATCCTGCGCCGAGCATGGTCCCGGCTGCATCCGTGTAGGGAGCACCATAATCATTTTTGCGCGCCGCTTCGTCACCGTCCTCCTTGGAGGCAACCCAGTCACCAACGCCGTGTGCGGCGCGTGAAACCGGATTGTCCATGTGATGACCAAGAGACGTGGCCCAGCTCACAAGGTGAGGGACGCCAACACCGAACGTCCGGTCAATCTCTCGACCTGCAGAGTTCACCGTATCGTTTACGAGGGTCCAGGCCTTCTCGGCGCGCGATGGCTCTGCCGCTTTAGGGTCTGCCGATCCTGACTGACCAAACATCGTTTCAAACGCATCGCCAGATGGTTTCTGAGCAGGAGCGGGCGCTTGCGTGTCTGGCGTCCCGCCGAACATCGTCTCGAACGCATCTGGTCCAGACGTCTGTTCACGCTTCTGCGCTGGCTGGTAATTTGTCGCCACCTTACCCGGATAAGCCATTGTCTCGGGGTTTCCCCATTTGGTGCGGTCTGTGCCGCCATTGTACGCCCGGAGCGCATCCGGAAGATTGCCGTAGTGCTTCAGGTTTTCGTCCAGTAGACGAGCCGCGCCATAGATGCTTTGAACCGGGTCGGTGGGATCGATGCTCAGCCGCCGCGCTGTATCCGGCATAAATTGCATATGTCCGATAGCGCCCGCACGAGACCGGATCTTTGGGTCATTCTGCGGATCTTCAACCTGATGCACCGCCCTCAGAACGTCCGGGTCAACGTTCCAGTATTTCCCGGCATCGTCATAAACGCGATCAAGGTCTGCCACTTGGCACCAACCCGGCAGCGGCCATGGCGTTGTAGTTGTTCTTTAGCTCATCGAACTGCCCGGACTTCTTCAGGCCCTCGATGTAGGTAGTACGCTCTTGCGGCGTCATGCGGATCATCTGGAATGCACGCGGGTCAAAGCTCTGGCTGAACTGCTGGTTCCACTGCTGGAACTGCGCGGGCTGCATTCCCGAGGCTTTCCACGCCTGCGCCTTGGCATTGATCGCATCTTCATTGCCCTGAAGCTGATGGATCATGAGGCGGTTTGTGCTGTCCTGAAGCGAACTGTTCGGGCTGGCGTGGACGGCAGCAGCTAGCTTGCTGTCAGTGCCAGTTCCCAGGGCTTGTGATTGAGCATTGGCAAGATTTTGCGCCCACTTGTTGAAGGACTGCGCTTTTTCAATTTCGCTCTCGCCCGCATGGACGGAATATGGCGTCCAATTGTTCCACGTGGCTTCCAGATTTCGCCAATGCTCTCGGCCTGGTCCCGAGGTAAATCCCTCCAAATCTGAGCTCATATTCCCAAGCATCGCCATCCGGTCATTGCGGTTCGCGGATGCCTGCATGAGAGCGTTGGCTCCGTCTGCTCCGGCTTTCGCAGTCGCGGCAAGCGCTTCCGTCTGGCCCGCAGCGGGTGCGGCCTGATAGCCCGGGTTTGCGGGTTGCTGCGTCGGATAGCGGCCTGACCCCATCGCCTCGGGCGGAACGGTTGGCTTTGCGCCACCAACCACCTGATCGCGTCTGACGTAGCTGCGGGAGCCGTCTGGGTTGATGACTTCCATGGGAGTAGAATTAGTATCGGGCGACGTCTGCTGCTGAACCGTGGTTGTCGGCTGGAACTGCCCGCCATTCATGGCGCTCTGCTGCGTTCCAATGATGGTCTGCTGCCCGTTGTTTACGGTTGCGCCTGGCGTGCCATACACGTTGGCTTCCTGCTGGCCCGGTGCCTGCATGGAGTTCGTCAGTTGCGCTACACCGCCCGCAATGCCGTCTGGGTGCTGCGCGATCTGATTAACGATCGCGTCAACGTTCTGGCCGGGGAAAATCGCTTTTGCCATGCGCTTCGCTGCAAAGAGGTGCGCCTGATCCGGGTTTGATCCCACGTAGGACAGGATGGCCCCGACCGCGTTTTTCCCGGCTTCCGTGTTGGCAAGGTCATCCGCACGCGCCGCGTTCTGTTCGCGCACGGCCTGCGCTGCGCCATATGCGGCATTAGGATCGGCAGCCATCGTAGCGCGGGCCTTGGCGTAATCTGTACGGCCATCTGCACCCGTGGCTCCAAGAAGGGCATTTCCCTGTGCCATCTGCGCATCGTACTCGCTTTGTCTGATCTTATTCCCGAGCAAAGCATTGCGGTACTCGACACCTTTCTGTGCCCACCCAATCGGGTCCGGCTTGTCCAGAGGGGTCGGGGCGAGGGCGTTCAGATTAAATCCTGAGAAAGCCATGATTAGCTTCCTTTTCCGCTACTGCCCTTTAGGAGGGCATTGTATTGGCCATAGATATTGCCAAGCGAGCTCAGACCTCCTGCCAAGGCATTTCCCGCTCCCATGGTCGTGGCCATAGCGCCATTCGCGCCTTCCATACGAACCTGAGCCGCATTGTTCGCTGCCGTCATGGTGTTGTTGCCCTGCTGGTTAAGGGCGTTGTAGCCCTCCTGTGCCAGCGCGTTCGTGTCGTTGAATTGGTTCTGATACGTGCTGTCAGCGAGGCCGGAGGCATAAGCTGCCGCACCCTTCTGAGCCGCCCCACTATTCGCCAGCCCTCGGGCGGCGGCGCTGTTCGTCGCGGCCTGTTCGCCTTGCTGAAGGTTGAACTTGTATCCCGGAGTGGCCTGAAGCTGGCTTTCTGTCAGTCCATTCGACAGCGCATTGATCGCAGAGTTACCTGCGGACGCATAATTTCCAAGCAAAGCGTTGGCGGAGGTCGCACTATCCGTGATCGTTGGTGCGACTTCCTTGGCCGTGTTGACGGCAATCTCGCGCGCCTGCTTCTCGGCATTGACCTGCATGGCCGTGGCAGCCACCGTGCCAGCGGCGGATAAACCGCCCCCGATAGCACTTCCAACGCTCATAATGGTTTCTCCAGACGATAGCAGGCCGTGGTATGAGCAACACCATCGGGCCATTGAATTTTTTGCGTAAGGAAATGCTTAAACCCGAGCCGAAGGGCGTTCAGACGAGCGGCTCTGTGCTCTGATTTCATAACCCCAATCAGTTCCTGAACCTCGGGGTGATCCGACCAGAACTCAGACAGGAGGCGACGAAAAGCGGCGAGGGATGCTTTGCCACGCATGGCCGGAGCAGCCCCGCAATGGACCTCCCAGACAGACGGCGTGATCGGCAACAGCATCCCGACTGCATCACCGTCCCGGTAAATCACGGCATGAGAAGGCGGCTGCGCTCCGAGGATTTCAGCATCCGTCATCACGACAGGGCGTAACCGTTCAGGATGCAGACAAGCCCTGCACCCGAGGCCAGCAGGACGTCACCATTCGTCAGGACAAGGCTCGACAGCTCGGGAAGCAGATCCGTGCCATTGGCCTGAATGGACCTCTGCGGAACGACAGCCAGAGCCGCGCCGCCCGATCTCTGGATCTGGACAGTAAACGTCACGGCTGCTGAAGTGGGGTTTGACAGCACGCCGCCCGTCACAACACTCGTACCAGCCCCAGCTTTGAAAACTGTAGCGGCAGTTGCGGTCAGGGTTGTTCCAGGCTGAAGGGATTGCGCGACGACGGACATCAGGGCTTCATGATCGCAAAGATCATGCTCTCGTCTGAATGTGACCCGTCACGCGGTGGTCGCGCCGTAACCGAGAGAATAGCGGAATCCTGTGCCGTTTCCAATGCTTTTAAAGCCTGCGCCCGGATGGATTGGGCCTGCAAAAGCGTTTGCTGAGCAAGGGAAAGGGCGTCCTGCGCTTCACGCAATGCCGCGAAGGCGGAACTCTGAGCCTGGGCAGCAGAAAGCATAGCCATATCGGCCTCGGCTTCTATCCACACCGTGTCGGTGCCCGGGGCCGATCCGGTCCGCTCCCAAAGGCGCCGAAGGAAGGTCTGTCCCAATGCCGTCAGTGTGCCATCTGCGTTGCAGATCTGATGAGGCAGCGGACAGTTAAGATCGCGCGCACTCATGTCCGCACCGGATCGATCGCGAGGAACGCCCCCATGAGCGCGGTATTCCCAGATGCCTGCCATGTGAGGCGATACACGCGATCACGCGCCAGACCGAGCCGCCACAGCGACGGCCATGTGTTTCCTGTTGCACCCAGGGAAAGAGACTGCGGAATGCAGAATGTTGCGCCACGATCATCGCTCCAATCCACATCAACACTCTGGCCTCCGCCGTTCTGCATATCCACCATGAACTGGCGATGAATGCCGCGCGTGCCACTGGTCAGCAGGTGAGGGAAAGCACGCTGGCGTTTGATGGGCGTGCCGTTCTCAGTGAACGTGTCCAGGCTGGCCTCGTAAATGATGCCGTTTTCGTAATCACCCGCGAAAACCTTGCCATACGCTGCGGCCCAGCAATACGGCCGGTACTGGCTTTCATTCCCGGATGCGTCCAGGCTGCACCGCTCGTGCCACAGTCCTACAGAGACGTCATAGACCCACGAAGCCGCTTGCCCTGGGATCGTCAGGACATAGAAGACATGGCCATCCTGCTGATAGACGCTTGCCACCGCTCCAGAGAGGTCCGGCATGGCCTGCAAGGCACCTTCAACCGGGAAGGTTGAAACCGGAACGCCCGTTGTCTGCTGTCCCATATAGACACGGGCATATCCAGCCCTGTCCCGGCCAAGCCACATAACCCCACCGTTCGGTGTCGCTCCGGTCGTCGGGATTTTGGCAATGGTGTAGGGGCTGACACATCCGGTTTCGAGCGTCACGCCCTGCACGCGCTGGAATGGGAAGTCTGCCGCACCGCTGTCATACCAGAATTCGACCTGTGACCGGCTGAACAGCCAGATATACTGCCCCACAACGCACTGGCCGATAATCGTGCCCAGGCTCGTCGCATCGCTTGCGACATAGAGGCTATCAAATGGTGTCTGGTTCTCGTCAGCAAACTGAGCCGGAGAGGTGTACCAGTTCGTTGTGTTCGGGTTCACGAACAGAAAGAACGTGTCCAGAATATCGATAGTCGGCGAGCCATAGAACGCGTCATCACTGATCTTCACCAAAGCGCCATAGGGGTTGGGAGAAGACGTCACAATCGAGACGGATGCCGCAGCATCAATGTCTGCCGTCGTGGCCTGCGACAGGGTGAGCGTCGTAATATCCGCGTCCGGGTCAGCCGTAGACAGGATCGTGAGAACAGTATTCGAAGGCGTATCTGCCGTGGTCGGTGCAGAAAGCTCTATATCGGTGTAGCTGGAATTCGCGGCATTGGCGGAGGTCGCCAGAATGGCTGTTCCGGCCGCAATGCCTCCACCAACGATCGCGCAGCCGCCGACGTTAGAGACGACGCTCTGAACGGTAATTGTCTGCGTGCCTTCTGCCGCATCTCCGGACGTCGTGGCGGACAAGGCAGACGACATGCCCGTGACTGTCGTTCCGTCAGCAATCCCAGTGCCAGACAGGGTGTAAACATAACCCGCCAACAGCGTAAACGTGCTCATAATCGTCAGAGACGAAGAGCCCGAACTGGTCGCGCTATTCACGGAATAGCTGAATGTGGTCGCGCTGCCTTTTGAACTGCCCGGGGAAGATGGCATGGAACAGAACCACCCATTTCCTGAGTTTCCGTCCACGATAAAAAGGCACGTTCCGTTATCGCTCATCCGCACAGGCGTTGATCCGGGCGAGATGGTCCCGATGGAGGTCAGTGCGCCATCTTTGTACAGACGCGAAACCTGACTGCCTGCGACAACAATCAGATCGCCTTGCGTCGTTTGGTAAAGGCATCGGATCGCACCCGTCATCTGGGCAATTTTCCGCAGCCCGGGTGTCAGATAGTAGGCGAACCGGACTGGCTCGCCCTCCTCAACAGGAACGGGCTCGCCATACAGGTTCAGGCAGCGTTGTGCCGCCACCGAGACGGCCCGCGCTTCATACGAGCCACCGGATAGATTGAGGCGCTGCAAAGCCATTATTTGATGGCCGTAAGGGCTGCGACCTTATAGGTCCCCGCACTGGTGCAAACGTAGATATTCAGGTCGTCGGCATGCATTTCACCAACGGTACAGGTCGATGACGCGCTCTCTCCTGTGTGGTTGGTATTGATCAGGCCTGCGACTGTTGCTGATCCTCTCTTATCCAAGGATGCAAGTGTATTGCCGCTCTCATCATACCCACGGAAAAAGAAGCCGGTATCGGTAGCTGATGCGCGTGTCGCAACGAAGTCATCGGCATTTGCTGCGCGGGCACTGAAAGCAGGATTTCCTGTTGCCATGGAGACAAATCCGACCGCTTTTGCATAGCCATTTTTATCGACCTGCCAGAGCGTATTCCCGGACTGATCGAAGGCCTGCTGGAAAAACCCGGTTTCACCAGCACTGGCTTTGTACTGCTGGATCTGATTGGTCGCCTCACGGATTGATAGCCCCGTCGTCCACGGCAACCAGGAACCATCATAAGCGGCGTGCATGATGGACAGCGCAACGGAGTTCACATTCGTTCCCGGAGCGCCGCCACCTGTCAGAAAAAAACCGGTCGTCCACTGTCCATCAGTGACTGCAGCGTTGAAGTTCGTATCAAGCTCCGCCGTCACGCCATGATTTCCTGAAATATTCAGAACCCAGTTCGCGACCTCTGTGCTGATGTCAACGCCGCTTGTGCCACCTGACCCCGTATCCGCGCCCGCATAGAGGCACGTGATCCAGTTGCGGGACGTGTTGGCATTCTGTCCGTTAACGCGGTTCGGCAGACACTCCTGGCTAACAGCCGCCATTGTCTCTTTGCTGCCTTGAGGAACTGCTGCGGGGTCATAAACAGACTTCTGATCCGTCGCGATCAGCCAGGGGTTTGTGTACGGACTGACCAGCGTGCCACCACCTGAATTTGGCGTGCCAATAGCATTTCCTCTGATCGTGTTCCCGTTGAGCAACCAGGTCCCGATTTCCTTTCCGGTGTAGGTCCCGGAATTGAGCGTGTAGCCATACGCTGAATACGGAAAGTAAACCGGAAAGCGATTGGCAGCAGTCGAAAGCGCATTCTGAACGGCTGTTCCGCTATCCGTCCCGCCTGCGACCGCGCCATAGTTCACGACGTTGATCTGCTGGCCAAGAAGAGATGCGAGGGACTGCGTGATGCCGCTCGTGGTGGTGATGCTCTGGGCACCGTCAAGTGTACCACCCGTGATGGTCGGAGATTTCAGGGTGCCGTTGCTCACGTCAGCCTTGGTCGCCAGGGCTGATTTCATGCCCGTAGGGCCCGAAAGCGTAACGGGCGGCGAGAGCGTCGGAACAGACTGTGCGGATGCGAGGCCCGGTGCGCCGACGAAGATGGCGAGAGCCAGAATATAACGGGTCATCATAGTCTCTGGATCTCCAAGCCGGGCCAGTAGAATGGGGTGTTAATGGGAGTGAGGATCGCAGGCATACCGAGCGTCGGAACCTGCGTGTTGGCGCTGCGGATGGTGGCAAGCGCAGACTTCATGGCTGCAACAACAGTCTGATCCGGGGGCTGTCCGTAAGAAGGCGCCATGCGGGAAGCCAGCGACCACATGATCGCATCCCAATACTCAGGAGGCAGATTGATCCCGTCTGTAGGCTTCAACGCCGCAGGAAGCGGCTCTGCATAGACGAGATGAATTTCCCAGATCGTCGCAGCCGGAATTGGCCAGGGACGCAGTTCACCAAGAGGAAAAGCCGGGTTGTAATGGAAGTAGCTTGGCCAGGATCGAAGCGCTTTGAGCCCAAGGCCCGCATAATCCTCGTATGACGGGATCTGCTCCAACGCGTGATCAATGGGCTGCACGCCGGAGTTCAGGCCATCGCTACCGACATCAAAGTCCGCAGAGAAATCCGTACTGGCAAACTCGCCCTCAGTTGAAAGAGGCGCACCATTCAGAAGACGGATGTAGGCGGCATTAATCTGTGACGGCCTGACCGGGATATCCAGATCACCTCCGGGCCCCACAAAGTAGACGCTCTTGCCTGTCGAGACGAACGCACGATCGACAAGGTTTGGGACCAGCCACCGCTTACGCTGCCACTGAGCCAACAGCATGTTCAGGTGCATGAGGCCATCCGCCAGATCTGCCGCGCTGGCAGTTGTGCCCATTGCGCCTATGCCAATCTGACGCAGCGCCATGCTGATGAGGTCGGAGACGAGATAACCTTGGTCTCCCGTGTCCTCGTTAAGACTTTCTGACATTGGGAACGCGCCCTTTGCGTCTCATGACGGGCTTGGGCGGGACGTCCTTACCGTCTGGATCGGATCGCCCCGCAAAACGGGCACGAACCCGCGCTTCCTGCTCGGCATTCTGGACGGTCACTGTCGTGAAGCCGTCAGGAGCAAAGAGGGTGCGCGGGTAGTGCTTCATGCCTGCACCAGCTCCGGCACGATGACGCACCAGTCAGGACGCAGCATGCCGATCCCGTACAGCACGTCGAGGCGGGTAGAGCGCGTGTCGTCGGTGCCGTTGTAGTACGTGACAGTCCGCAGGCTTACGCCGTCGAGAGACGCACGAGCGCACAGCGGGCCAAGCTCGGAAACGTTCTCCAGATCCACCGTTGCCAGTGTCAGCGCGCGCTTGCTGTAGAGCATGTTGCGGCGAATGATGGAGCCAGCCGGAGCAACCAGCTTCACCACAGCATCTGCGGCCGGGGCGGCATCAACTGTCTGATACGGAACGGGACCATTCGCACCAGGCGGGATGATCGCAGGAGAGAGCGGGATGGACGTCGCGCCAGTCGCACAATCAGCCAGCACAACGAACTGCTGCGGAATGTGCAGGCTGTTCTTGTTCACACGATTGATGCGGTTCACACCAGCAATGGTGATGATGTCGCCAGCCTTCAGAGTGCCATTGATGGCAGAGACAGCCAGAACAGACGAATGAGGCGAGGCACTGGACGAGATCGTCGTAACCGGCGCGCCATTCGGGGTGTAGTTCCCGTAGGACCCTGTTGCCGTGGCCTTGCTGTCATAAGAGCCGGTCTGGCTGATCATGACGGTCTGATCCTGCATCCACTCACGAACACCAAGGATCTTGGAACCCATCTGGCCGTCGGTTGTCTGGCGAGAAACCGTACTGCCCGGATTGAACATGCCCATCATGCCCGAAACCGTGTTGGCATCAGTCATTGGATCGAGGACGGCAAAGCGGTCATCAAGAGGGGCGTTGCAGGACGTTAGAATGGCCTTGGCCTGAAGCCATGTCTGAGAAGACGGCGCAATTAAATTTCCATCGCCATCGGTGTTGATCACCATGTTCGATGCCTGCAGCGCGAGCGTCATGGCGTCGGATGCAACTTGTCCAACGAGAGCATTCACGGCAGGCGCAATATAACGCTCCGAGAAGTCATCGATATTCAGCGTCCGCTCCTGCGTGGAGAAGGACATCGGGACATTCTTACGGAAGTTGATCGTCAGCGGAATGGACCGCTCTGCGGTTGCTTCCGGGTTCACGACCGGGCCATCCTGAACGACGTAATCGTTCGGCAGGCGCACGTTGATCGTGTCACCAATCTTGGCGCCGCGCTGCGCAAACTGCCCCTGATACTCGCGGGAAATGTTCTTGATCAGGTCGTTGGAGTTACGGCGGATCATCAGCGCTTCACGCGTGATGATGGAGTTATTGATAAGGTTGTTTGCCACTGCCTTGGCTTTCGGGGTGTGACGCCGTGCGTCTCGTGACCCGTTCTCGGCTCAGCCAGAACGTGCGCCGGTTTACGACCGGAAACACCCGCATTTCGTGCCATGGTAGGCATGGTGACTTTGCAACCGTCACCCACGGTGAGCCCGCATTTAACGTCCTGGTAGACGGGCGGGATCAGTTCCCGCCACACACCCGTTTAGAGGCCGTCGCCTTACTTCTTCGACCGCAGCTTGAGGTAATCCTCCATGCTGCAATCGTCGTCGTAGATCGAACGGCTTGAAACCGCGCGACCAGAACCAGACGTTGCGGCAACAGGAGGCGGGGCCTTGGAAACTGACGGGGCAGGGCGTGATGCTGGCTGCGTGGCCTGCGTCTGCCCTGACGGTGGTGTCACCTTGTCCGCAAACTTCTGTAGCAGAGCGAACTGTTTGCGCTCGGGAGCATCAAGCAGTTCGCTTGCCGCGTCTGGATCATTGGCGAGAGCATAATACACCGCGCCACTGTTCGGCAACTCCGATATGTCTCGAATGATCTGCTGGTGAGACCTGTTAGCGAAGTCGAGACCTGCACGCTCTGAAAGAAGCTGCGTAGCGCGTCCAACTGCCTCAGCACCATGGGCTTCTGTGAGAGATTGCGCCACCTTGATTGTCGCGTTCCCAAACTCCTGAGCTTCGGCCTGCTGTGCCTGCTGCTGGCTGGCGTTATCGCGTTCCTGCTGGCGGATCTGCTCGGGGGTCTGTTCCGGCTGCTGCTCTTCCTCACCACGAGACGCAGCGAGAGCGCGGCGGTATTCTTCAAGCTGGCGTTCGGCCGCCACTGCGCGCTCTTCTGCGCTTTTCCACTTGCCCGTCAGTGTGCCAATGCGTCGCTCAGCCCATGCCGGTTCCTGCTTGGTCTCTGGCTCGCTTGGTTGTTCCGGCTCTGGACGCGCAGGCGCTTCCGTCTCGGGCTGTTCAATCTGTGTTTCACTGCCGAACTCGACACCCGCAAAGCGGTCAGCAGGAGCGTCGTTCGTCTCGACAACTGGGGCTTCTAGGGTCTCGCTCATGCGTCAACGGCTCCTGTCACTGGATTGGGGGCGTGGATTTCTCCACCGGGGGGATTGGAAGAAGGAAGGCGAGGCAGGGAGCCCGGAGGGCCGTCCTGCATGGGGGGCATTGCACCGCCTGAAGGTGAAGACGTGCCGTTACCCAGCGCGTCCTGAACAAGCTGGTGAACCAAAACACGCAATGCCTCGGGATCAGTCGAGCCAATCGCTGCCATGCGGTCGGTTTCGGCCTTGTAGCGGTCCGTCTCTTCCTTGAGCAGATCGGCAGCGGCATCATGCTGCTGTCCTTGTGCTTTCAGGGAGAGGTCTGCCTGCTTGTCCTTAAGCTGTTGCGTAACCTGCTGAAGCTGTGCCTGTAGCTGCTGGATGGTCTGCTGAGCCTGCCCAAGGCGTGGATCATCGGACGCAGGCTTGAGGCGGTCCGCAATCTCGTCAGCAAGCGGAAAGTCAGCGGCCTTGAAGAACAGATCGCCAATCTGCCCCATGATAGCCGGGTTCGCCTGCAAAACCTGCATCAGGCTGTTGAACGTGTCCTGTCGACGGGTCGCAAAGGCGGGACCAACGTCTGCCTCAACGTCGTAACGGCCAATCGTCGGATTAACCGCAAGGATCGCACCTTCCTGTGCAAGCTGCTCTTCGAACGTCAGCCCCTGCTGGGACTGCTGAGGCTGGCCATTCGGACCAGGCGGCAAGACAACCTGCGCGGCCTGCGGTGATTGCGGATCAACAATCGCACTCGACTGCGTGCCATCCATGCCCAGAACCTGCACCGCACGGGCTGTGTCGTACACGAACGGAATGGCGTCGATCAGGATGCGACCAAGCAGACGAAGCGCCATGCCCTGATTGTCGGTGTAATGGTAGTTTGCCGTGTCGGACTGGCGCTGGCGTTCGTTGATCGCTCTTCCGGTCTTTTCATTGCCGGGTGCGCCCATCTCTGCCTGATACTGCCCCGTGACCATCTGCATTTGCAGGTCTGCGTTCTGCATGGCCTGCATGTGGCCAGTGCTACCGGTTGGCGGGTCCAGACGCTGCGGGGCCTGCAATGCTTCTGATGTGTCCGGATCAATAGATCGGTACGGCAACCACGCCTGATTGGACGTGTTCGCGTTGGCCCACTGGTTCTCGTATCCCTCGATGGACCGCTCATCGACCAGCCAGGGCGATTTCGTTTGTGTTACAATGCTCTCGACGAACGCGGACGCGCTGTAATTGAACATGCGCTGCGGATCGATCAGCGACCGCACAAGTCCGCATCGGTCCAGACGCCCATCAACCACGCTCTCAACGCCAACAAATGGCACCAGCGGAATGTGCTTGAAGACCGTCAGGCCAGACGAGATAACGTCGTTGCCAGCAATCAGGAAGAACTCAACGTGAGGCCGGGTAATAGGCCGCGACTGAAGCTGCATTTCGCGGCACATCGCCACCATCTCGTCAGGCATCTCGCTTTGACGCATGGCCTGCATGGCACCGGTCTGAGCGTTCGGAACGGCCCAGAGCGTGTCTTTATCCTCGTTGCGGCGGTAATACCGAAAGACGCGCACGGTATCGCGTTCTGAGATGTCTGTGCGTTCATCGCCCTCTGCCGCGATAGACAGTGGTGCGCCCTTAATGTCCTCATGCCCGGGATAAAGCCGCTCGAACTCAGCGCGCGGCATTTCTTCCACGATCATCGCCCACTGCATGTCCGAATGATCGGGCTCTTGCGTGTTCGGATCGGAATAAACAGATCGCGGGTCCGGCACGGACTTGATGAAGAAGTCCTGGTCGAAGCTGTCTTGCCCGCGCACATAGTCTGTGACGACGTGAACCCAGCCCATGCCCTGGCGAACCTGCCCTTGTATCGCGCAGTTATAGGCGTTCTGCTGAGCGTTCGACTGATACTCGATATGGCGGATAATGCCTTCGATAACGTCTGCCGCCTTTTCATTTGAGCCGAAGCCGGTCGCATTGACCTTCATGCCCATTTGCGACTGCCGTGCGTCGTTCTCGATCTGGAAGACGTGCTGTTGGGTTTTGTTGATCGTCAGACAAGGGCGAGGGGAGCCACCAAACGTGCCGGAACGCGCCTGATAAGCAGCACTGTCCCACTGGTCATGGTTGTACGCATCTGCGTGGAAGAACCGCAAATCCTCAAGGGCATGCTTGCGCCACTGAGCCTCGAAATCACGGGCGGCTTCAAACCGCTCCTGAACTTCGCGGAGGACATCATTTGTTTCGGGGAGGCTCTCGCTCATGAGGTATTCAAATACCACACCGAAACCTGTCAGTACAACCAAATTCGACAGGTTGGACCGATTACACCCCCATCCATCCACCGGCAGCGCCGATCAATGGAGACCGCTTGATGGGCTTGCGTGCTGGCTTATCATCCTCGCGATCCCGCAGCCCAACGGCCAGATACCGAAACGCATCCGCATAGTCGGACGCCCAGTCATGCAGCGGCTTGTCTCGAAAGACCTTGTTCGCGTCGTCCCAAGACTTGCGGTACTGCTCGAGCGCTTCAATCCCGCGTTGGCAGTTCTTCCGGTCAATCCGGCAGCGGGGCAGGAGGTTGCGAGCTGCGCTGATACCGTCATCCACCGGTGTGCGTGGTAGAACGCGGATTGGGTTCATGCCAAGTGAGCGCATGGTATCAATACGGCGCTGACCGGTTCCAAGGTCGCCATTGTTCGCGTCATGTGGAACGATGTGCTGACGGTATGTGTAAGGCCGCTTCCCAAGCTCTCGCACGTACCAGTCGATGCCCTGACCAGAGCCCGCAATGCAGTCGATCACGCGAACGTCTGGCCCGATCTGCTGAGCGCACCAAATGACCGTGCTGTCACCGATACCAAGATCCCAAGCCGTGATGACGGGCAGGGATGGATTGTGCGGGACATCACCAAGGCGCCCATCCTCATCAAGGCGCTTCATGATCTTGCCGTAGTAGCTGCCCTGTATGGCCGCGTCGAAGGAGCAGTCATATTCCTGCTCGTACTTCGCGCCGCCATCGTCCTCGCCATACTGAGCCACGAGCTGCCTCTTTTCTGCTGCCAACTGTTCGGGTGTGAAGCGTCCCGTCTTTTCGACGCTCGAGACTTCGCAAAACCAGCCCGGTTCATTGCGCATCCCGTCGAAGAACGTCTTGGCGTGGTTGCGTCCGCGTGGCGTGGTGATGAACATCGCCCATCCGCCATTCTCCAGCAGGATGGGGGAGAGGAACGCCCAGGCCGACGGGTTTGCCAGCGCCCACTCGGAGAACACCACACCAATCGGCGTTGAGCCCACGAGGCTGTTGAAGTTGTCCGAACCAACAACCTGCCACGTCGAGCCGTTGATGAACCGGATGAACATTTCCTGTTCTTTGGTCGTGGCGCGGATCTCTGCTGGGAAAGCCTCATCGATGCGGCGGCGTCCAGTGTGCGGGTTCACCGCGTCCCAGATCGCCTTTCGCGCCTGGCTCGCCTCGGGAAGCATGTGCCAGTAGTTGCCGACCTTCGTAAGAGCAGAGACAGCCGCCCAGTTCAGTGCGACGTCATCCTTGCCCCACCGACGATGCGCGACCTCGTAAGCGCGCTTGCCACCGTTCTCGAGATAGGTCCAAAGCCCCATCTGGTAATCACGCGGAAGCCAGCCATAAGCCGGGATCTGAAGCTCAGCCATCACTCAGCTTGCGAATGACGATCTGGAAGGGCTGTCCACCTTCTGCGTTCTCAAGCGCCACGGTGTCTTTCGGCTTGCCCCAAGCGCGGTCGAGCAGGGCATTGGCAGCAGAGACGCGAGCGCTTTCGGGCGCTGTGGCTTTACCTGCGATCTGTGCCAGCGCCTCAATGGCCGTGATGGTGTGAGACCGCGCAAGCTCGACAACCTCTTTCAGAGCCTTGGGTCGCCCTGATGGATTGCCGGATTGTCCTTTTTGGAATGGCTTGCCTGCTGGCGGTTTTCTCCGCTGCTTGCCGCTGTTTGCAGTGGGTTCGGTCATAGGCCCAACCTATCATCAGGCCATGTTCAGTACAAGCAAAACCGGTAACTGGATACCGCAATCCTGCCTAATGTATTTAGACTAATAACCTCGCTTTTGCATATCATAATACAAATCGTTCACGGCAGAAGCGATAACAACATCTGGGTGATGAATGCAGTAATTTCTCATCCAATCGACAATAAATATATTTGCATCCTTCTTTTGTGAGAGAAGGCCCTTACCCACGTTCCCACCTAATTTTAGAACATTCCACTCGTTGAAATTCATCATGCTTATCGAAGCAGATGCGTATCCAGCGATATATGCTTCCAACGCTAGTTTATGCTCTGCGTCAGCTTGCATTTCAGAGTGAATAAATATTTCGCATGTTTGTCCTCCCCCAATAAAGGTCGGAGAATGCTCTTCATCGGCCGCATTAGCTGCCGAAGTTGCCAACATTATACTAAAAACTAGATATCGGAACTTCATTTCGTGGCTTCCAGTCCTTTCTGGATCAAACGGCGAATAGCCTCAGAACGACTGACGCCTTTCGCAGCAGCCCACTCAGCCACAGCCTTGATCATTTCGGCAGGAACTCGGCCAGCCAACATCGGGTCGGTTCCTGTCGGCGGCCGCCCCTTTTTACGTATTACGTTTTTTGTTGACGTATTCATTCTTTTACGTCTAACGTAAAAACAGGCCGGAGGGAAGCACCACCTTCCAACCGGCCCTAACCACCAACCGGAGAGTACCCGGCCATGGCTAAAGCCATCTATACCACAATTGCGACTTTTCGTCTTCTGTTCGACCGGAAGTTTTCCGTAACGATTACGCCGATCATGGTGAAGGGAGACGAAGCATGAGCGCGTCACTCGCCAATATCGCCGTCACCATGTCCTCCCGTGAGATAGCAGAACTGACAGGGAAGGAGCACAAGCACGTTCGTCGTGATGTCACGAAAATGCTTACTGAACTAGGCATCAACGAAAAGGGGTATGTCCAAACTTGGACCGACCCCCAGAATGGGCAGGAATACGAGGAATTCCTCCTCCCCAAAGACCTGACCATCACGCTCGTCGCCGGATACCGCTCTGACCTGCGCTTGAAGATCATCCGCCGCTGGATGGAACTGGAAGCAACGCCAACCTTCAAAGCTCCAACAAACATGCGTGAAGCCCTGATGCTGGCACTGGATCAGCAGGAGGAAATCGAGCGCCAGAAAGCCCTGATTGACGCTGCTGTTCCCAAGGTCGCAGCGCTTGATCGGATTGCGGTCTCGTCAGGCGAGTATGGCCTCACCGAAACAGCCAAGATCCTTCAGCTCAAGCCCGCAAAATTCTTTGACTGGCTGGATCAAAACCGCTGCCGATACGGCAGAGGAAAGGTGAAACTCGCTTATCAGGACAAGATTGACGCGGGCTATTTCAGGAACAAGGCAACACAGTACACGGACCCGAACGGTGAGCCGCAGGCGGGTAACACAATCCGCGTCACGCCTAAGGGTTTGGCATGGCTGGCCAAGGTAGTTCCAGGCGCTCGGGTGGAAACGGAGACGACGTGCGCTGCCGTGGTGCACCCTCAAGCCGAGATGATCTATGTTCCACTCGATACAGCAGAACGACGGTCAGAACGCGCCACGACCAAGGCTCGGTTCATCGTCTCAGACCCGATTTTAATGGTTGCCATGGACCGGTGGGAGGCAATGCGGTGGTCAGGCATCCCGCAGTCTCAGGAAGACGCAGACATGTGGTACGAGATCAATGATTACACCCCTAAAACGCCATATGCTCGACAGCGAAAAGAACGTTTCATGGGGCTTTTCTCTTACACGGCACTCAAGCGAAGCACGTCTCCGGCTTGACGGTACAGCCGCCCTTCGGGGCGGTTTTTTTATGCCTCCCCACCCATCCCAAAATCCCCCTCAGTGTTAATCGCCCCAACCGCCATATCTTCGCGTACAGTGGCGTTTCCGACCCCAGACGAAGACTGACGCCCGAAACGCTCGTCACCGCACTCAACGCTCAACGTCGCGGCTCTCGCGGCCATATCCCGACGCTGCTGCACCCTCAGTCTGGCGCATGACGCGTTCCAGTCGATTGCCGGAAGCAGGCTGTGTGCCGAGGTATCGACACAGTGCGGCCAGACGTCCGTTTCTGGCGGAATTTCGGGGTTTTTCATCTCGCTCATCATGCCAGAACCGCCGTTTCAGTGCCAGAAAAATCGTGCTGTTTTTGGCTATTTTCTGCGGGTTTTTCGCCACTCAATTGAGCGATAAGGGCAGCATTCTGTTCCAGCATCGCGATACGCTGTTCCGTCACTTCCCGCAGGTCGCCAGACATGGCGGGCAGGGCGCGTTTCAGGGCATTGGCCAGATCCAGTCCGGTCAGCCCCTCGGACCCAGCAGGCGTGTGATTGCCGTGCCTGCGGATCCGTTCTTCCTCACGGGTCTGCGCTTCAAGCTCGGCTTTGTGGTCCGCCAAGATCTTGCGGCGGCGTTCGATTTCCTCGGGGGTGAGGCGTTCGGGTTCTGACGGCTTGCGCTCAAACTGGGCAACCAGCCGAACACGCGCCACCTTGTCGCGGAGCGGCTGAACCTCCGCTTCGAGGACTTCCACGACTTCAGCCACAGACGGCATGAACCGAAACGCCCGAAGGAGTTTCCGATCCACTGATTGATCCCATGCAGCCGCAGGTAGATCAGCCCCAGCTTCGGCAAGAAAGCAGGCCCTCATCCTGAGCGTATCAGGCCCGACTGGAGATGCCACGGAGGCGTTGAGCTTTTCCAGCATCCGCAACGCTGCACCAGATTGCGATCCAGCTACAGGCGGCATCATCGCCCGCTCAAGCTGGGGGAGAACGCGCTTTGCTTCTGCAACAACCTCAGCTGAAGGCGGTTCAGGCTGAAGACGGATAACCATGCCGGGGGCTGGGTCATTGCGACGGATGCGCGCTGAACGTTCTTCCGGGGTCTCGGTTGGCCCAAAGCGCACGGACTGCCGTTCCGGATCAAGCGCAGCACCCAATGCGCGACTAATCGTTGGCATCGGGGCTAGGATTGCGATTTCGCTCATCGGGAGCCTCCAGCATATTTTTCGAGCATGTAGGCCGCATGTTCGTCAGCCCGATCGGCGGCAGTTTTAGGGCGGGGATTGGTCCTACTTCCGACTGTTCGAGCACCAGAGAAGCTCTGCTCACGACGGCACCAGAGCTGAAACGCCGCGTGCCAGTCGAGCTTGGTTTCACCTTTGGCGCGCCAGTGCAGTCGGAAGTTTTCTGCGACAGCGCTGCCGTCCAGGCCGAGGTTTTGAGCGTAGGCTAGTTCGTCAGGGCTTGGCTGCCAGTCCTCGGGTAATTGGGATTTCCGGCGCTGAGCAGGCTTAGCGGGTGCGAGCGGCGCAAGTGCGCCCTCACACTCTGAGCGTAGCGAAGAGTTATTACCTTCCTCCCTTCCTCCCTTCCTTCCTTCTGCGGAGACTTTTCCGTACTGGTTCGGAACTGGTTCGGAACCAGTGTCGAGCCGGTTCGGAACTGCATCAGCGCAATCGTCTAAATTTTCGGTACTGGTTCCGGACTGGTTTCTCTCATCCTTAGACAGAACCGACGTTGTTTCCGAAAATTCCCGCAATGAAGCTGGCATCGGACAGAACCGGTCCGGCTTTTTCGGGCGCTGGAACTTGCCGAAGTTCCGAACTGCTCCGTAACTCTTTCCGCTCACATCGTATTTTTGTACGACGTTGTGGAGAACGAGTTCGTCTAGCAGTGCCGAAACTTCGACATTATCGACAGGAAAAATCCGCATCTTGAGAGTGAGGGGTTTCCATTCAAATCCCCCACCATCATCGGCATGATTCCATATCCCCATAATGAGGACGCGCGCCGCCATGGACAGTGAAGCAAACGCCTCATCTGTCCATAGGCCAGGGTGTATGCTGCGAATGCGCGCCATCAGGCTACCACCTCCGCACCCACAATTTCAGTGATCGTCACGACCGTTTTCTGCTCGCACAGACGACACTTCACGGCTTTCACATCGAGCACGAGATGCTTGGGAGCATCATCCACGATGAAGCTCAGACCGCGCTTATTCTTGGTTCGCTGACGTGCTCCTGGTGTACGAACCTTCAACGGCATAGGCGTTGTCAGGCAGTCGAGAACACGCTTGGCAGAGCCCCACAGATTATCCGTGTCAGGCGTGCCGGCCGAGTGCCGCTCAATCAGGACATGCGCCCGCTCAAACGGCACAGACGGGCGCATATTGTACGCTGCCGCCGCGACCTGTCGCTGCATGTCGTTCTTCTGCCTCGCCGCCGTGAAATGGCTGTAGCCGGTTATGCGGTTCACGAGCGGGAACGGCGCAGGGAGGGTGAAGGAGATTTTCCGGGTCATCTCACATCCCCAACGCACGACGGTAGATATCCAGCAGCGTTTCCTGCTCTTCGACCTCGGCAGGCTCCTGCTTGCGAAGGCGGATGATCTGCTTGATGACCTTCACGTCAAATCCAGCCGACTTCGCCTCTGAAAAGATGTCCTTAATGTCGCCAGCGAGAGCCTTGCGCTCCTCTTCCAAGCGCTCAGTCCGCTCAACGATGGAGCGCAGCCGATCCGCCGCGATGCTGCCCGTTGCGGCGCTGTTGTGGCCTGTCATGTCTTGGGTCATCGGTTCTGGCCTCTCATCGGGCGGATCGTTTCAATCACGGCGTATCCGAGGGCATTCAGCACACGGTTGCGCGCGTCGGTGCGGCCGTTGTTCACGGCCTGGGAGATATCGGACTGGTTGAGGTCCCGCAGTCGGGCGAGGGCGTGTTGACCGCCTGCCATCTCAACCGCATCGGCGATTATTGATCGCGCTTCTGCAATCGGAAGGTCAGTCATCGCCAACCCCCATTTCCGCTATGCGGCGTTCGAGCCGATCCGCAACGGCTGTGAACCGGTCGGCAAGGCGCTTAAGGGCAATGGCGGCACGGATCGCATATTCTGCTCTCCATCGGAGGCAGTGGATGCGCAGGCGCAGGTATCCTGTGCGCATAATTCATCCCATTCATGGCTTAGGGCGCGATAGACGGCGGCTTTGTGCTCTGCCTGTCTGCCTGCGCGCTCCAGATTGCTTCGGTATGCCTCGACCAGCCGCAGATAAACGTAGGCTGGAATGCGCTCCCACTCGCCGTAAAACAGGCTCTTCGCCTGGCGTTCAGTGAGCTTGAGGAGGCGCGCAAGGCGATGAGTTGTCTCTTTGACGCCGAGGCCTTGGCCGAACGTCTCAGAGATGGTTCGGGCCATAGACTGGGCGCTATGCGTCACGCTCTCAGGTGAGGGCATCATGCACTTTTCCAATCTGGCGGAATTCTTTTCCAATATTTTGGACACGGCTGGCTCCATTCTTCGTCATGTCACTGAGCGAAGAACGGAGAACAGCGATGGAGGACATGCCGCCCCAGACACCACAGCTTGAACAAGACCTGGACGACCCGGTACTGGCTCGCGGCTTGATCGTGCAGGCGCGGATATGGGCAACCCTGCACCGTGACATGTGCCAGGAGGTCAGGGACCACATCGCGCTTCGCGTTGCTGAGGAGTTAGGGGCGCGCATCGGGTGAGGTCAGAACGGGATTTCGTCGTCCAGATCGTTGTTGGACGGGGCATCCCATCCACCACGAGTACCGGACTGATTGTTGTTCTGGCTACGCCCATGATCGCGCTGGCTGTTACCGCCTGATTGGCTTTGGTCGCTTTCAGAACGGGGCGTCAGGTTCTGGATCTTGCCGTCAAAGTCATCACAGACAACTTCGGTTGCGTACCGATCTTGGCCGGACTGATCCTGCCATTTCCGGGTTTCCATGCGGCCACCAACAAGTAGACGGTTGCCCTTTTTGAGGTACTGCTCCACGAAACTGACCTTGCGGCCCGTTACCTTGACGGCAGCCCAAAAGGTCCGCTTCTTTTCGTTGCCGTCGCGGTCCCTCCAGGTGTCAGTGCAGCCGAGGGAAAGATTGGCGATTTTGTCACCGTTCTGGAATGTGCGGATTTCTGGATCTTTTCCAAGATTACCGATCCCGCGCCACTCGTTCATAGTGTTGCCCATTACTTGGCCCTCACTTGCATGAATTTCCGGCCCGATACGGTGATTTGTCGGTGCTGAAAATTGTCCAGCATGGCGAGTTGATCGGGCTTAATGAGCGCTCCAGGGCATGGGAAATACTTCCCATCGGCTAGAGAAAATATGGCGATTGTTGTCCACTCTTTGGGGATTTTCATCACTTCATCCCCCGGAATGTAGCCATGAAGGCGAGGGACAGCACGACGGCCTGGATCATCACGATACCCAAGCTGATCACAATGAACGCCTCAATAGTCACCAAGTCAGGCATCGCCGTCGACTCCCTTCTCGGAAGTATCGGGGGTACCGTTATTTCGGGGATCGGCGGCAACCGATTCCCCGCTATCACCATCTGCCAACACAGAGGATGAATTAGATGTCTGAGGCCCAATCAACCATGTCTGTAAAAGTTCTGAGCGTACATCGTGCGCCTGAAGGTTCTGCAAACGGTCAAGCAGAAGCGACATTAGAGATTTCTGGAGCTCATGGTGAGACTGAGTGGTCAGCAGTTCATGTAGTCCGCTTTCCTGAAGAAATACTTCGAGAGCGCCTTGCAGGCGGTATTCCGGAATTAGGGCATCGACTTTGGCGGCTACAATATCTGACATATCAGACGGTGCGCGAAGCAGGGGACAATGCTTCGTATCTTTAATAATCCACCCATTCCGGAGCGCCATATTGTAAATGGCGTTCCGCATCTGCTCTTCGCTGAGCTGGAAAATATCATCAGACATGCGCCACCTCCTTCGTGGGGCGCTTGGCGCGGGTGGGGAGAAAATCTTCGAATGTGACTTTCCCTTTAGTGAACTCCGCAATTCGACGGATCACCGGGAGAGCTGGAGTGCGTTCTTGCGACAGGTACCGATAAACGGTCCTGATGCGATGAGGCCCGGTCACGCCGATTGCATCAGCGAGATCCGAGACGGTGACGCCTTCTTGGCGCCTGTATTCGTCCAGGGTCATGGCCATGAAGTTATGGCCATGATGGCCAATTAGTCAATCAAAAACGGCCATCATGGCCATATATTTTTCATACTAGATATGGCCAGACTGGACACATGACTGACGAAACACCAGATAGCCGCGTTCAAGAGCTTCGTTTGATGCGGGGGATGCGTGCAGCCGACGTCGCCCGTATGGCGAGTATGGACCCATCCACCTACAACAAAATAGACAAGGGAAAACGAGGCGTTTCTCCGCAATTCGCTAAACCTATAGCGTACGCTCTCAAGGTCGGCCGTCTCGACGTTCTGGCTGAAATTGGGGCCCCAATTCGCGACGACGCAGACGAAGACCTAGAACGTATTGCTCTTGGCCTTGATGAGGCACAACAGAACGAAAACCGCCTCAACGTACCGGAGATCGACGTGAGCCCACAGGCGGGGATGGGCGCTGTAGTCTCTGATATTGTTGAGCATCAGCAGCCCATAGACCACTGGAGCTTCCCGCGCGCACTTGTGAGCGCATTCATATCCGATCCCTCAAAGCTAACGATTATCCGCGTGGCAGGCGACAGCATGGAGCCAGACTACTGCGCTGGAGATCGCATTCTGGTTGATACGGGACACACTACCCCGTCTCCGGCTGGTGTCTATGTCTTATGGGATGGCCTAGGCGTTGTCTTGAAACGCGTAGAGGTAGTGATGGGATCAGAACCAAAGCGCATCAGGATCATGAGCATCAACCCGGCATATCCGGCCTACGAACTGGCCTTAGATGATGTGCGGATCAACGGCCGCGTCGTTGGGAAGTGGACTTGGAAATGACTGAATTAACACCCAAAGAGAAACTCGACGCACAAGCACTCGGCACTGCTTTAGGCAATAGGCATGTTCTGAAATCTGTTGTGGAATTGGCAGCAATGCTGAACCCCCAAATGGGAGATGCTTTGGCGCAAAGGTGGTCAGAATTTACTGAAGGACTGAAAGGCGACCCAAAAATTGAGCCTCACCTTGATGCTATCTACGGACACATGATCGATACCATCGAGGAGTGCACGCAGGTCGCCCGTCAGGGTGCTCATACTGGGAGGGAGATAATCTCGGACACTAACGAGTAGTCCGCAAAAGGAATTTCCATATATTTGCGGGCATGGCCATAAAATATGGCCGTCATGGCCAATTATGTGTTGACGAAGTGTCCATATTGGCCATAAGTTAATCCCACGCCAGAACGGCGATGGGAGAAACGCTCGTGACACAGCTTACGATCCTTGGAACGAATATCAGGCAGGACGCGGACGGGCGCTACTCGCTCGGCGACTGCTGGCAGCTTTCGGGCAAGGCAAAGTCAAATCAGCCTTCCGAATGGTACACATCCACCAAGACGCAGGAATTTCTGCGCACCCTTGCAGGTGAGGCAGAAAACAGCCTCACCCAGACAGGTGACCGGGGATCTCCGGTCACCCCTGTAGAGGTCATTAAATATGGTCCGAACGAAGGGCGCGGCTTTTGGGGCAACAAAGAAGCCGTCATCCACTACGCAATGTGGATCAATCCAGAATTCTGCCTGACCGTCATCCGCGCCTTTGACGCGATGGTGAGCGGAAAGGGTGTGATTACTGTGCAGACCCTTTCACGTGAGCAGCAGCTCGCAAGCGCTGTCCTTCTTTCTCAGGACATCATTCGTGAGAAAGACGAAAAGATCGCAGCCCTAACCCCAAAGGCAGAGAGCTTTGACGCACTCGCCAACCTCGAAGGCCGTCACAACCTGCGGTCCGCAGCGGCACAGTGTGGCTGGCCTCAGAACAAGTTCATCGACAAGCTGATCTCGCTCGGCTGGGTCTACGTCAATCCGGTGACGGGCCGGAAGCACGCATACTCTGACCGCATCAAGACCGGCATGATGGAAGTGAAGAACGTCGAGGTGAAGCGCACCGGCTACACCGAGGGCGTTGGGCAGCCGATGATCACCCAGAAGGGCCTTGCGCGCCTCAAGATGCTGCTCGGTGTGTACCAGGCCGCACCATCCCGCGAGATGGAGCTGCACTGATGGGCTCTCACATTCCAGCATCCAGGCAAGCCGAGCAGATCATTGATCCAGTATTCGATCGCCTGAATAGCTCCGAACAAAAGCAGTTCTGCGCGTACCTAGAGGAGATCGGCAAGTACGAAGAGCGGTCAAAGAAAGTCTTTGAGATGGCGAAAGAAGACGACATTGACGAGCTTTATATCGCTTCTGATGCCTACGACGACAAGGTTGTGAATATCCTCAAAGACGTACAAGCGTTAGCAGACACAGTATCCGAAGAGAATATTGCCGCTCAGGCAGCCGACTACAGAAGAGAACTATCTCTAACTTACTGATCGACAAGTAAAATCAAGGAATTAGAAAAATGTTTCAGACACTCAACGCCACAGTTGCGTCTAAAATCAGCGAACTTGAAGAGCATCAGGACCGCATTCTGGACGTCACATTTAGCATTAATCGCAGCCAGATGCCGGTGATCTTCGAGAAGAACATGGGAATTGTTGCATCTCTGAATAAGCGCATCTGCGACCTTCGTGCGGGGATGCCAGCATGAGCGAGGTAATCGAGCGCCCCAAGGCTCAGGCCGCAACGACAAAAACAAGCGCCCCGCAGGCTGCGTCCATGATGGAAGTCATCGCAAGTGCGGCCTCCAATCCAAACTGCGACATTGAGAAGATGCAGGCGCTTTTGGCGATGCAGGACAAGCTCATTGAGCGTGAGGCGCGGGCAGAGTTCAGTGCAGCCATGGCAACAGCCTGCGGTGAAATTCCTCAGGTTGAGCGCAATGGCACCGTCTCTCTAGGCGGGAAGGGTGGATACAAATTCACGAAATGGGAAGACATGGACCGGGTGATCCGCCCCATCCTGGCGATTCACCATCTTCGCCTTTCCTTTAATACGCGCTCAACAGAAGGCAGCAACGCTAAGGTCATCATCGGCACAATCTCTCATGCCAATGGCCAATCGCAGAGTGCTGAGATCGAACTGCCACTGGATGCAGGGCAGGGACGCAATCCATTGCAGGGCTTTGGATCAACCATTTCCTACGGCAAACGGTATTGCGCTGAGATGCTGCTCAATATCGTCCGTTGCGATGAGGACGTAGACGGAAAATACCAGCCGCAAAAGCAGGCGAATTTCATTTCCGCGAAGCAAAAGGAAGAACTGGTCTCTCTCCTGCAAAAGACAGGAGCGGATACAGCAATATTCCTGGCGTGGGTGCCTTGCCGCTCTCTCGATGAGATGGATGCCGAGCTTTTCCCAAGGGCTCGCAAGGGTCTTCTCTCCAAAATCCCTCAGGGAGACGGGAAGTGAAGATCCACAATGTTGAACAGGGCACCGCAGAATGGCTGGCCCTTCGCATCGGCATCCCAACGGCCTCTGAGTTCGAAAAGATCATCACGCCTGCTGGGAATCTTTCATCGCAGGCGCCAGCATACGCTGCGCGGCTGGCAGCAGAGATTCTGTTGAACCGCTCTTTGGATAAAGACCTTTCGAACCTCACGGCCGTTCAACACGGGAACGAATTCGAGCCCCTTGCTGCGATGGCCTATGAATTCGAATTCGGGGTCAAGACAGAGAAGGTCGGCTTCATCACCAACGATGAAGGAACGATTGGCGTAAGCCCGGATCGCCTCGTCGGGACAAATGGCCTAGTCGAGATCAAATGCCCTGAGCCAGCAACGCATGTCTTGTACATGACGCAAGGTTTTGACCGGAAATACTATCCGCAAGTTCAGGGGCAGCTCCTTTTCGCAGAACGCGAATGGAATGATCGCGTGTCTTACAGCGATGAACTCCCGCTCTACACAGAGCGGACGTTCCGCGATGAGCCATTCATCAAGACGCTCGATGAAGCCCTAAAAAACTTTCACGAACTCAAAATGGAAATGCTCGAAAAGGTGCGCCGCGCAGGCTCGCCAGAGCTGGGAGTTGCAGCATGACAATTCTATTCTTTGATACCGAGACTACTGGGCTCCCAGCATTTTCAATGCCAGATGGACACGAAGCACAACCTCACTGCATCCAGTTGGCCGCCATCATGACAGATGATGATGGGAAAGAGGAAGCCTCAATCAATGTGATTATTCGCCCTGATGGCTGGATCATTCCTGAGCAAGCGTCCGCTGTGCATGGCATCACGACAGAAAAGGCTATTCGATACGGCATACGCGAGCAGGTTGCTGCTGTCCTGTTTTACGATCTTTTGTGCCGCGCAGATCTTCTGGTGGCCCACAATATTAAGTTTGATCGCCAGATCATTGCGACAATGTTTGTAAGGGCGAACCGAACACAATGGGAACTGCCTAAAGCGCAGTTTTGCACCATGGAAGCTGCCGCCCCGTTAGTGAACCTGCCGCCAACGCCTCGGATGCTAGCGGCTGGATTTAACAAGCCCAAAGCTCCCAAACTCGAAGAATGCATTCAGCATTTCTACGGCGAAACGCTTGAAGGTGCTCATGACGCACTCATCGACGTCAGGGCCTGCGCTCGGATCTACTTCGAAATGAAGAAGGGAGCCGCCGCATGACCCGCGACCTGGACCAGAACATGAGCGCTGCGATCTGGGTGCAGCATATGGCGGAGACGCTGCGGGAAGCCGCGAACGAGTGGAAGCACACGCCGTGGGGGCGAGACCTCACGAGTGATGTTGCACGGATTGAGCGCCTGGATGGGCGGTTTGTTGGGGGTGAGGCGTGATGTCGGAAGCGAAGTTTACGCCTGCTCCGTGGATTGCAAAGAAAGGAACAGGCTGGTTTGTGACGCGCCCCAATGCCCGCATGGCTCATGTGGTTGGGATGAGTCCTAAGACCTCATTGGTAGGGGCAGAGAATGAGGAAGAGGACGAGGCTCGAGCCAATGCCCACCTGATCGCCGCCGCGCCGGAGCTTTACGAGGCTTTGCGCATGGCTGCGAATGATCTGAACACAGCAGCCCACTTCCTCCCAGATACTAGGCTCGCTCTTCTTGAAACTGTGAAGCAGGCACATGCCGCCCTCGCTAAAGCCCGAGGTGAAGCATGACCCCGCACCCGATCCTGACCTGGATCGATCACGCTCTGCGCTCGCTGTCCGTGTGGTTCCATGACGGGATCACCGGGCATGGATGGAGGATGCGGCGTGACTGATCTCCTACCGACCATCTGCGAGGCGCTGGCCCTCGTTTTCCTGCTTCTGATTGTGTCCGGCGCTGAGCCGGGGAGTGTTTGAGATGAGTGAAATGAAGCCAGATGGCTTGACCCGAATTTCGGAAGAACAGTTCATTGCTGATATGCGTGTGTATCGGGATGGGGCGGCCGCATATCATGCCGGAGTGTCTGAAGCGAATAATCCGTATCAGCATCCATCGAATGACTTCTTTCAGTGGCAGCGTGGTTTTTTAGAAGCCCGCGCCGATGATCTGAATGCCATTCGGAGCGCCGCGAAATGACCGACGAACAGAAACCAGCAATGGAAGATTTGGAAGTGCGCGATTGCGCTTCCATCACTGGAACTTTTGATTGCGATGGGGAGGCACCATCATTCCGGGTCGGGGTTGCAATATATCATCCCACAAAGCCTCGTTCGGAATGGCCAACTGTGGATCGCATCACACTTCAGAAGGATGTCCATTCTGAATTTTGCCTGACCGCAAGGGCCTGTGTCTGGATTGGTGGCAAACTGTACTTTGAATGCCCATACCGGGCACTGACTGCTGTGGAGTATGCGCTGTGACCCAGAACACGGAACAGAGCGTGCGGACACGGGATGAGCAGGTTGAGGCGTTAGCGAAAAGGCTGCGTGTAGGGTTCAAGAATGGCATCGTTTCTCGATCAATGGCTGACGGTTACATCAAAGAAGCCGAAGCCCGAGGCGCGGAAGAACAGCGCCGGAAGGATGCGGAGGGGCAAGAGCCAGTTGCATGGCGGTATGAGATCAAGAGAATGGGTTATTGGGTTAGCCGAGAAGTGGGATATGGGCCGCGTGTATGGGAATGGTATTGGGATGGAGAAAAACCTGACATTACCCATCCGGACTACCGAAACGTATCCCCCTTATACGACCGCCCCGCCAACGTCGCCGCGCTGGAAGCAGAGATAGCATCCCTGAAGGAAGCCGAGCAGCTTGCACGGGCTGATGGCGAGGCGAGTAAGGCGCGGGAAGAGGGGCTGGTTACAGCGCTAAAAGCTGCGGATCAGTTCATCACAAATGGTGTTGAATTTGGGTTTATTCGTATGCCTGATATCGACACCCCCGATTCAGCACTAGCTACGCCTGGCATTATTCGCGCCGCCCTCACACGCGAGGGAGGGGTGTGATGAGTATTCTGGATAACATCCAAATCCGTTTTTCGCCCCTATCCAATCGCGTTGTTCTTGCTCGCTTCGGTAGATCAGAAACCGAAGCCCTCGAAACGAGAGATGCGACGAACGAATTTTTACAGGCTTTTGTTGCTTATAGTTTCGATGGAAAAATACCTGAAAAGGGAGCGGCTGTAGAAGTGAAATTTGGCGGTGGAGATGAGCAATTCACCGTTCGTATCGAGCGTGCGGGAGACCCGGCATGAGCGGGCGGAAGCAAAACTTATACAAAGATGCTGAAGCACGGTTTCATGGATCATTCCGCAAGAAATGGAAGACTGACCGTCGGTGGTGGTTGAAGTGCGCTGCTGTCAGCATCGGCCTTGCGCGCCTGTATCGTGAAATGGGCGAAAGTCATGAGGTGCATATGCAGTTGAATGAAGCCCGGTGGTGCCGGGAATACGCCATGTCTCTCCCTCGTATGCAGCGCAATCTTGCTCCGAAAAAGAAGAGGCTCACGGCATGAGCGGGCGGACGGATACGGAGCGGTTAAGGTGGATGGCGCGACTATCTGATTTCTTTTTCGAGGTTGATGACGACCGATATTACCGGGTTAGAGCGCGCGGTCGTAACTACTCAGGAAGAAAGCTGCACGACGCCATCGACGCCGCCATGGACGCGGAGGAACGGGGATGAGTGACGTGACAGACCCACGTGTAGAGGCTGCGATTGATGCAGTTATAAAAGCCCGCGGCTGGCGGGACAGCTGCTGGGGAGATGGCGCAATCGTCGGCTTCGATTACAGCAATGAGGAAAAGCAGCGCCACGTCATACGAGACCATGAGGCTGAAGAGCGCGAAGGCAGAACGGTCATCTTATTTGAGACAAAGGACTACGAAGAATATCAGCGCGAGTTTCACCGAGCTTGTATTCGACGTGAAGTGTCCGCCGCCCTCAAAGCCGCAGACGCCGCAGCTTGGCAGCCGATCGAGAGCGCGCCGAAGGATGGAACCGTGATAAATGTTCTACTTCGTCACGATATTTCCGATAGTGACCGCGAGTTTTATTGTTATCCGCAGTCCCGCGTTTCATTCGGGTGGGCATGGGAAAACGGTAAATTTCGCCCTTGCACTGGCCTATCCCTCCCTGTGTTCATTGAACCTACCCACTGGATGCCTCTACCCCATCCACCGGAGGCCAAACCATGAGCCCCATCACGAAAGAGCAGGCCATCGCGCGCCTTCCACGCGTTGCAACGGGCTGGATATTTCCCATTGACGCTAACCTGCCCGTGTTCGAAGCGCTGGAGAAAGAAGGGATCGCGAACCGTAAAGGGTTTGGGTTCCAGTTGAAGGAGAGTGGCCATGAGTGAGCCAACAGAACTGGACTGCCTCCTGAACCCCGAGCCTGTCTGCCCTTACTGCGGTCATAAGGACAGAGATTGGTGGGATAGCTCAGAGCCTTTGGCAGATGAGGATATCGTACAAATGGAGTGCGGCAGTTGCGAGAGGGAATACACGGTCTCATGCAGCATAGAAATTCTGTTCACGACTGCCAAAACGGAAGATGATCTATGACCGAACCAGTCCTAACCCGCCCGCAGCGTGACGTCTTAAACGTCCTGCAAGCACAGCCGGACGTCTGGCATGCACCAGACAAGCGCAATCGCTACGCCTATCAGCCCCTTATGCGCCTCGGCCTCGTCGAGCGCAGTCCGGACGGGCTGTATCGCGCCGTGAAGGTGACGGAGGGCGGCCATGGGTGAGACGCAAGGTCGCTGGCTCAGGCCAAAGGACGTCGCACAGCATATTGGTAAACCAACCGGGCAAATCCTAACTCTTGTGAAAAAGGGAAAACTGCCCGCCCCATCCTATCACTTTGGGCCAAAGTCGCCGCGATATGACAGGGAAGAAATCGACCGCCTTTTATCGGGCGGTAAAAAAGCAGTGGAAACGGGTATCTCAGACGAGGCGATAAGGAATGAAATCTTCGAAAGAGCGCGTCGTCAAAAAGCGCCTCGCAGACGGAACAGTCAGAGAGTACCGGTACCCAGCAATTAAATCCGCAGAACCAGCCCCCACGCAAACAGTGGGGGCTCTTCTGAGGGCTTATCAGTACAGCCCAGAGTTCAGGGCGCTCGCCAAGCAATCACAGAGAACATACCTTATCCACATCCGGCATATCGAAGTGCTGGGGAATATTGATATCACCCTGCTAAAGCGCAAAAGTGTCCTCAGCATGCGCGATGCTTTGGCGGTTACGAGCGGCCCGAGTACGGCAAACATGACGGTGAAGGTGCTTGTCAGCATATTGAACTGGGGCATTGATCGCGAATGGCTTGTCAGCAATCCAGCGGCACGGATCAAGAAGCTCCAGACAGGTCATTTGTTGGCGTGGACGGCAGCAGAAGCGGACTTTGCTGAGGCGCGTTTCCCTGAGCATCTTCGTCGCTTGATAGTCTTGGCGCGCTACACCGGACAGCGGCGCTCAGATTTGGTTGGGCTGCTGTGGAGCGCTTACAACGGCGCCACGATCAGGGTTGCACAGCAGAAGACAAAGACCGTTCTGATGATCCCAGTGCATCCCAAGCTGAAAGTGGAGTTAGACGCTTGGAAGCGTGAAGCTCAATCCGTCCATATCCTTACGTCGAAAAGCGGACTTCCTCTGCACGCAGGCACTGCGACAAACACGGTCATGGCGCTCACGCGCGCCTTAGGAATGAGAGAAGGTTTGAATATTCATGGTCTGCGGAAGCTTGCTGCGGCTGAACTGGCCAACGCCGGATGTAGTATGCACGAAATCGCTGCGATAACCGGACACAAATCTCTGAACATGATCTCGCTTTATACCGCGTCAGCAAGCCAGGAAAATATGGCTATAAGTGCGGTGAAAAAGTGGGGAGAGACCTAG